TGCGAGACAGATCGTGAACAGGCCGTTGAACGTGGCCGTCTCCGATGTAAAGCTTTCCTGTTCGGGCAAACCTTTTATGCTCACGAAACAGGACGTTACAGACGATCTGTTGTGTACGTGTAAATCGAGCCTTCGCAGAAGGGATCATGCCGAGACCGTAGAATTCTCGAGGAGCATGATATGCGAAGAAACCATCAGCAGAGCAGTGCCTTAGATGTTCACGATGCACTGAATGGAAGCGACGAATCGCTCTCTCCTGATTTTGGGCACCTCGGACTGCCTCCGGTTGAAGGGAGTAAGCCGGCTGGTAAGTGCCTCCTGACGCACCCTCACATGCAGGACGTTTGGCAACCTTCGATTGACCGTGTAAAAGACCGGTGTTAAAGAAGGGAAGATATTCAAAGTCGCACATTTTCGTATTCTCAAAGTCGGAGCGCTTACGCGCAATCCACGGCTGAGAGTTAATGAAAATCTTATTGGGATGGGCAAAGTTTTTGCCAACGGATTTGACAAATCCCGCGTTCTCAATGTGCTCGCACCAAATGCGATATTGACTTTCGCGACAACGGAAAAGAATGTCGTCGCCGTTCACCAAAATGGGAACTTTTCTGAAATCTTCAATGTGAGGAAAGAGTGCCTGCCAGGCCACGCAAAAGTTGACAATGCAAAGGATGGGAAACGACAACGTTGATCCCATAAGCTGACCGTTCTGCTGTTCAGCTACACCGAGGTCTTTGCCTTCGATGACTGCTTGTTCAACCATATGCTTGGGGTAGGAGACGAGATGCGGTTCAATACACGCATTCAAAATCTTCTCCACCTCAATGATCTGCGAATCGCTCATGTGACCTGCGAACGCAGAACAAAGCTGCCTCATTGCCATCTGGTGGCAAGCTCGGGTGAGACGGATGTCGATCATATCCGTTGCGGCTGAGTAGTCGCCGCTCACCCAAAGAGTTCTCTCCCCATCGACCGTCATACCTTGATAATGCCCGTATGACGATGAAAGTCTATCGAGAAAGCACAAATGCCACTTCTCGAGCGGTTGTCCGCAAAGAGAGAACTGAGGAATCGATCTTAGAAACGAATGAATATCCTTTTGGAATGAACGACTTACCCAATAAGGAAGCATTTCTCCTGCTGTTACCGTCCGAACCTTTCCGGGCTCAAGGACAGCAGCAACACGGCAGTTAATCTTTCGATTCTCTGCGTCATTCGTTGCAACATCTAAGACGACTGGATCTTCCTGATCCCAAAACCGGACAATTGTCGACGTCTCGGTAAGCGAGTGGCGCGTATCACGCAGCACTTCTCGTAGATCAGGATAGGGGATTCCACGAATCTCCTTCACCCCGAAAGTTGGATGGTAATCCATCATCAACAACTCTCCGTGAGATGAATCCAGGTAAGCAGCGGGTCCATCAGACCAATACTTCTTCGCAATAGCGTAAGAAGCACCTCCCTTCGATCGAGAATTTTCGAAGCATGCGGAGCCTGACGGTTGCATCAGGCGCGGCGAGGTGGGCTGGAAACTGCTTAACACAGCTTGCATCCGACGTTCTATCGCGGGAACGAAGTTCTCAGGCGATGTCTTCTGAACGTCCATGCGTGGGACGTCGACTACCGGGAGACTTTTCTTTTCAGTCTCATCAAACCATACACGGTATCGACGCCAAGCTTCTACAAGAATGTTTCCCGTATTCATCAATCCGGGAGCTCTCAGCATTGCTTTACGATGTTTGAGAAGTGACGCTAGTACGAAGTCGTCACCAACAGGAAGGAAATTCCTCTTCAACTGTTGAACAGAACACAATAGGCGAAAATTACTCAGCCTTTCAAAACAAACAGTGTTCCTCAAACGTAAGCGCAGCCAACCTGTCGTACCACAGTAGAGATCCCAAGAAGGGTCGCTTGGCTGTTCACATTCTTGTTTCAAGTGCTTCGCGAGTAGGGTTGAAGACCACCATTTGGCATAGCGAATGTAACTATCGCGCTGCTCATGTCGCAAGTGAACTGACATGAACCCTCGGAATTGGGTAAATGGGATGCGCCCAGAATACTGGTCAAGAAAGCCAGCATCCGCGATCTGCTCGAAGAAGCCGCGTGCGAAGCGAAGCACGCATTCGAGGTGTGGTATCCGAAACCACCCTCCATCGCATTGAGAGATGTATGCGATGACTCTCAAGTCCCTTGTCATCAGGGAGCCTGACAATTGAGAGATTAGCCCTTCCGAAATCCAGGAAGGCCTTTGCGTCGATTGAGTAAGTCTCCGCAAAGTCGGGTCCGCTAGGCCCATGTGGTTCCGTTTCCAATCATTGGAATGTGATAGGATAACGGAGAGCACCTGTTCTGGGAGAATTGTTGGTACAACCTTTGGGAGATCTTTCGATTTCCGCAGGTTACCTTCAACTTCATTCTTCCAGCTTGCATACCCTTTATGCAACAGGTCAATCAGTGTATCCAGAGTGTTGAACGTGATTACCACATTTTCACGAACACGCTTCTCCGGAATTTTTGCATTTTCGATTGAAAGATTGAAAGTGCT